TCGCAACAGTGCGGCCTCATATACACCGCACTTATGGGGAATTAGCATAGTTCGGCAAGTGTGATGTGGTTGAGTGTAAACCGTATGTTACACAATAGTATCACATAGGCATGGGTTCAAATCCCATATTCCCCGATGCCCGGAAGGGCAATCATAAACCCCCCAACATTATTTCATTTTGCTAGTGGAAATCAAACCATTCAACCCCTTTTGTATGGCCGTAAAAGTCGGCATCTAACATAATCAGCCGGGAACCTGATTACTCATGCGGTTAGGTTCCCAAGTATGCCAATATAGCACAACGGCAGTGCAATTCACTTGTAATGAATAGGTTGTAGGTTCAAATCCTACTATTGGCTCTTCTAAAAATTTTTCAAAAAATAAAAAGGGGTGTTTCAGGAATGTTGTTGGGTGGAAAAGAAGTAAAAGACGAATGTTCGGTATGTGGCAATGTGCTTTCATGCGAGTTATGCAAAGACGGACATGGTATACGGAGAGAAAGAACGAATATTGCACAGATGGTTAAATGCCAATTAGAGCATCAGCAAAGACGATTAAAAGCAGAGGAAGAATAATGAAAATTGAGTGTTCTTTTTGCAAAACAGAGTTTGATACAGAAAAAGACGATGTAGAAATCTATATCGAAGATGAAACAGACACAAAAAAAGCAGTGATTTTTACCTGCCCAGAGTGTCTGAATGAAAATTCTTACGAAATCAACGAAGAAGAGGATTGAAAATATGTCGATTGAAGAGATTGTAAGCCAAATTAAGGCAGACATAGCTGCTAAAGAAGAAAATATTGCAAAATTGATTTCAAGTGGTTATACGGTGACGATAAGACCTGTAAAAGACGGAATTAAGGTTACAAGCCATAAAGAAAAGGTGGTGTAAGATGCTATTAGCATTTGTTGTTTTATGGTTTTGCGAGAAAGCATCAGCACCAACATGGTGTTTTGTATGTGTATGGGCAACAATCATTCTGCGATTACTAACGATGTATGCAGTTCACTGCGAAAATAAGAAAAATAAATAAGACAAAATAGCATATCCAAATGTGGGTAGCTGAAAATGGGGTGCCATTTCTTTTTTTGTACGAAAGGAGTGGCACTTTTTTTATGTCTACGTTAGAAGAACACAAAAAAATAGTAAATTTTCTTAATAGCCAAGTAGGTAATGAACCTAGTTATGATTTGCTGATGAAGTATTATTCAGAAGCACACTACATCCTAGAGGATTTGCCAGACAGAAGAGATTTAGCCTTTAATGTCATGGATTTTGTTTTAGCATGGACAGATAAACTTTGGAAATATGTTGATGACGATTTCCATAAACTGTATTGGAAAGCACATCTGTTTAAAGCTAGGAATATGTGGTTAGACAGTTACCTGCTATACCTTGAAAAGAAAAGGGAATATAAAGACAGATTTTACGAACCAAGGCGAAAATGCTTTATGAAAATCGGTTTAATACAAGCATTGCAGGATTTATTAGACGGAATTTATGAATTAGTTGCTGTCAGTTTGATACCGGGCGGAGGAAAAACGACACTTGAGAAAATGCTTCATAGTGGCATCTGTGGTTGGTTTCCAACAGAATACAATCTGTTTTACTCACATTCAGGGGATATTACACGAATGTACTATGACGGAATGTATGATATATTGACAAATTCTGAAGAATACACATGGGGAGAGATATTCCCGGATTGTAAGGTTACTAGCACAAATGCAAAGTTAGAGCAAATAAACATAAACAAGTATAAGCCATTTCCAAATGTGCAGTGTACATCAATAGGAGCAAAAAACGCAGGTAAAGTAAGAGCAAGTAAATTTCTTTTGTGTGATGATATGGTAGGTGGTATTGAAGAAGCACTAAATCCTGCGATGTTGGAAACAATTTGGAACAAGTATTCCGTAGATGCTAGGCAACGAAAGATAGCAGGATGCCAAGAATTGCACTTAATGACTAGGTGGAGTTGTCATGATCCTGTTGGCAGATTAAAAAATGCTTACGGTGACAATCCAAAATATAAATTTATTGCAATCCCGGACATTGATCCAGAAACAGGGGAAAGCAATTTTATGTTTGACATAAACCCATTTACAGTTGAGTTTTTCAATGACCAAGAAAAAATTATGGATGAGGTTACTTACAGGTGCCTTTACAAAAATGATCCAATCGAAAGAGAAGGATTGCTTATTCCTGAAGATAAATTGCGAAGATATATGCAGTTACCACAAAGGGAACCTGATGAAATTATTGGCCAATGTGATACCAAAGGTAAAGGAACTGACTATTTTGTTCTCCCGGTTCTTTATCGTTATGGTGATGATTACTATTGCGAAGATGCAATATGCAGCAACGATACGGATTACGAAATACAGTATGAGCGAAGTGCAAGTATTCTTGTTAACCATAAAGTTCAAAGCTGCGATTTTGAACGAAACGCAGGTGGTGACAGAGTAGCAATGGAAGTTGATAAACGAGTTAAGGAAAAAGGTTGGATTTGCAATATTACGGACACACCAACAGAAACAAACAAAGAAGCAAAGATATTCCAATGTTCAAATTGGATTATGCAACACATATTGTTTAAAGACAAATCACAGTATAGCAATAAAAGTGATTATGCAGAGTTGATAAGAGAATTATGCACATATTCTGCTACAGGTAAAAACAAACACGATGATGTACCTGACTGCCTTGCGACATTTGCGATAAGGGTAACAGGAGCAGCAAAAGCATCTGTAGTAACACTTACAAACAATCCATTTTGGAGGAGATAAAGGATGATAGACAAATCGGTTTTAACACAATACACTTCACTGAAAAAAGAAATCGTTGAAGTTGAAGAGAAAATAAGAGATTTAGAGAAACAGATTTGGAAAATCGAAGAAGAAGGTTCGGTAAAGGATAAAGTTATGGGTGGAGAAGGTGGAAACCATCCATACACGATTGAAGGTTTTCCGTATCCAGAGTATTCAAGGAAAAAAACGTTGCTTTATTCAAGAAAAACAACCTTGGAAATTCTTAAGGATGATTTGTTAGAAAAGACAAATGAAGTAGAACAATTCATTGCAACTGTAAAAGATAGCCACATACGAAGAATTATTGATATGCGAGTAATAAAAAACATGAGTTGGAAAACAATAGCAAATAAAATCGGTGGTGGAAATACAGAGGACAGTGTAAAGAAAGCATTTTACAGATTTATTGATAAAAATTAAAAGTTGTCCTTTTTGTCACGAATTAATATGTTAATGTGTAAATTGAGAAAAGTGTCTATCATGTGTTAAGTAAAGTGCCATTGCATTAGTGAAATCTAGTGTTGTGGCACTTTTTGGGTGATAAATATGGCAGAGATATATAACAACAGGGATAAAAAAATCAATTGCCCAATTTGCGGAAAATTCTTGTGCATGGCAGATAAAAGAGATTGTAGAGTTGGAAGAATTGCTTGTAAACCATGCAACAGGTTAATATACTTCATTCCCAAAAGTGGGCATTACGAAACAAAGAGAATCCCGGAAAGACATAGCACTTCAGGAAAGACTATATACTAGGTGACGGTTATGATTGAGAGAAACAGAATGCTTTTTCAAGACCTTGTTCAAGGTCAATTTGGTAGAAAAATTGCATATTACAACGCAGAGCAGATTACCGCTGACAATGTAGTTAAAGCCTGTGCTAAAGCAGTAACAGTGCTTAACGAGAACCGTTCAGCAATTAGATACCTTTGGAATTATTACAAGGGTGATCAACCAATTCGCTACAGACAGAAAATGGTTCGTGATGACATTTGCAACAGAATCGTAGAGAATCATGCTTACGAAGTTGTGCAGTTCAAGGTAGGTCAGACATATGGTGAACCTGTACAATGTGTTTCACGTTCTGATAAAGACGAAATCAACGTAGCAGTAGATAAATTGAATGATTACTTGAAAGATGCCAATAAGCAGACTAAAGACATTGAATGTGGTGAATGGCAATCAGCAGTAGGATTTGGTTATAAAGCTATTTTTGATAAAAAAGATGACAATGCTGATGTTCCTTTTGGTATTGTTACACCTGATCCAATGAATACGGTTATCCTTTATTCATCTACCACCAAGGAACCACTAATGGCAGTGCAGCAGTTGAAGGACGAGGACGATGTACCGTACTATCAATGTTATCTGCCTACGATGGAATGCAAAATCCGGGATAGTAAGGTTATTGGTGGTGGACTTACTCCCCATGCGTTTGGTGGAATACCAATTGTGGAATATCCCAACAATTCAACTAGAATTTCTGACATTGAGTTGATTATTGATATTTTAGATGCACTTAACAATATGCAGAGCAATCGAATGGACAGTGTTGAACAGTTTGTTCAGTTCTGCATGGTATTTACAAACTGTGAAGTTGATGATAAGGCAATTAAAAACTTGTCACAGACAGGAGCAATTGCTTTAAAAACGAATAACAAAGACAACAAGGCATCTTTTGATATTATTGATACGCAGCTTAACCAGACAGAATCACAGGTTGCAAAACAGGATTTGTGGGATAATGCATTAACGATTTCTGCTATACCTAACAAACAGGGTGGCACAGGTGGTGATTCGCAAGGTGCCGTAGAATTACGAAATGGTTGGGATTTTAGTAAGAACAGAGCAAAATTAAAAGATCCTTTTGTTGCAGAAGCAGAAAAGAGATTGTGCAAATCTGCATTAAATATTATCCGTATCAGAAAAGGTGAAAAGGATTGTCCAATAACAACAAATGATTTTGACATACAGATAAATCATTCACCTACAGACAATATGATTATCAAATGTCAAGCATTACAGTATTTGAGAGATTGTGGGATCCATCCGTTGGTGGCCATAAAAACCATAGGCCTTTGGGGAGATGCAGAAAAAGTATTCATGCTTTCAAAGGAATACATTGATAAGGTTTGGACCACAATTGAAAATGCTGATGAGCAACAGGCACAGGCAGAGAAACTTTTAAGTGAGTATAAATAATTTGAGCATAGAAACAGAGCATCGGTTAATCCCGGTGCTTTTTTGTGTGTTCAAAGCACACTACTTGCAGTCATGCGTTAAATGGCAAAAGTACAATTCATGCGCATAGAAGCGCGTAAAAAAATGTAAATTACGGAGGTAAACAAAATGACAAGAGAAGAAGCAAAGCAGAATCTCATTGCCTTGGGTATTGAAGAACCTACAGGCGCACAGGTAACAAATTACTTAAACCAGATTCACTCAAACGCACCAAAGGCAGAACCGAAGGGTGAACCTAATCCTGAACCAAAAAAAGATGAGCCAAAGGAAAACGAGGAAATCGCAAAGCTGCAAAATCAGATTAAAGAGTTGACGGAGGCAGGGATTAGAAAAGACATCTTCGCATATGCTGCAACCAAAGGTTTAAGTGGAGAGGATGCAGACAAGATTTTGGCAGGATTCCAAAATAATTTGGATTTAGCCAAGGTTGCAATTGATTCAATGTCAAAGATTATCTCTGAAAAAGAAGTTGCTGCGGCATCTGCTAAAGAGAAAGAAATCGCAAACGGAGCATCAAACCCTAGTGGTGGTGATGGTGGCAAGAAAGACGATGGAAAATCTGAATCAGAGAAAAACGCAGAGAGCATTGCAAAAAGTATGTTTGGTAATTCAAAATCAAACAATATCGTAGAAAGTTATCTGTAAGGAGGTAAAAAAATGAAGTTTACAGAGAAAAGTGCATCAGCACAGAAAGAAATCTTGAAGAGAAAACTTGGTGGTGAGTTGTTCGCTGAAGTAACACTTGATACATCTGCTTTTACAAATGGTGTATGTAAGGCAGGAAATCCTATTGCTGCTGACGGTACTATTGGTACCGATTCAACTGCAATCGGTGTATTACTTAACGATGTTGAGCAGGACAGACCTGTTGCAACTATCCTTAAGGCTTTTGGAGTTGTTAACACAACTGCCGTTACCGCAAATGTTGGTAGTGCAGTTCTCACATCAGACATTCAGGCAAAACTTGGCTTGATTGTATTTGAAGCATAAGAGGAGGTAATACACAATGAATATTAGAGATTTATATGGTTCAAAAGCAGTTGCTATCGTTCATAACGAAGCAGCATCTAACAAAATTGCTTACCTTGGTGCAGGACTTTTCCCTGCTGACAAGAAGATGGGATTGGATTTGAAGTGGATTAAAACTTCAAACGGTTTGCCTGTATCTTTGATGCCTTCAAACTTCGATGCAGTATCTACTCTTCGTACAAGAGAAGGTTTCAAAATGGATGAAACAGAGATGGCATTCTTTAGAGAATCAATTCTCTTAAAGGAAGCTGACAGACAGGAAATCTTAAGAGTACAGGAAGCAAGTGATCCATACGCACAGGATGTTATCAAGAGAGTTTATAACGATGCTGAAACATTGATTGAAGGTGCTTTGGTAGTTCCTGAAAGAATGAGAATGCAGTTATTGACACCACCTGCAACAGGTAGTGCAGCAGGTTCACCACAGATTAGTTTTCAGGCTAATGGTGTTACATATGCTTACAACTACGATCCTACAGGTGATTATGCAGCAAATAACTTCATGGAAATCACAACAAACACATTAACGTGGGATGACCATGCAAATTCTGATCCTATTTCAGACATTCAGGAAGGTATCGACAAGGTTGAAGATAAAACAGGTAATAAGCCAGAGTTAATGGTAGTATCACCTGCAACAATGAAGCACCTTCGTTTGAATGATAACATTAAGGCAGCAGTTCTTGCACAGAATCCTACTGCAAATGTTGTTATGAACGATGCAAAGGTTAAACAGGTTATCAAAGATATCCTTGGAATTGATATCGTTGTTTACGGCAAGAAGTTCAAGAGTGAAGCAGGTGTAGCACAGCAGTTCTTTGCTGATGGATATGCTACATTGATTCCTTCTGGCGCACTTGGTAAGACATGGTTCGGTACAACTCCTGAAGAAGCAGATTTGCTTTCAAAGGCAGATGTAGATGTTACTATCGTTGAAACAGGTGTTGCAGTCACAGTATCTACTTCAAACGATCCTGTACAGACAAAGACAACTGCATCAGAAATCGTTCTTCCTTCTTACGAAAGAATGGATGAAACATTTGTAATCAAGTGCTACTAATTAGGAGGAAATAAGCATGGTATATAGACATATGGTTTTACACAATGGTGTTATATATCCTGCCGGGATTGATGTTCCTGTTGAAGATAAGGAGAAGGTTGTTGAAAAGCAGCCTTCCCCTAGCACAGAAGATGCAGATACAGAAACAAAAAAGAAAGGCAACAGACCTAAAAAGTAGGAGGATTAACAATGTCACAGATTGCAGATAAGGTTATGGAAAAAGCATTAATGTATATGCGTGACATAGAAGAAATTGCTGATGAAACACCTTCCGCAATGATTGTTGATTTTGCTATTGAAAAATACTCTGATTTGCGTAATTTTCCTAATTATTTTTCTGAAGAAGAAATTGAAAAGGATATTGAAAAACATATTTCCACTATTGCGATGGCAGTAGTGGATTTATTTATGAAAATCGGTGCTGAAGGTGAAAAAGAGCATAAAGAAAAGAACATAACTAGAGTATATGAAAACGCATATATCTCTGGTTCAATATTTGCTGATGTTATTCCCTTCGTAAAAGTTTTTTAAGGGGTGAAATCAATGCCACAGATTGCATTAAGAAGAAACAGACAAAAAATGTCATATGCTTTACCTTTAGAAAAGGTGCCAATATATGAGCGCGACCAAGACGGAAATATTCTGTATGAAGGTTACGAAGATATAGATGGTACATTCGTTTATATTTACGATTCTGAAGGCAATAAGATTCCTAAAGATACAGGCGAAAACAAGACGGTGTTTAGCGAACCTGTTGGTTTCAAAGGTTATGTTGGAAGTCAGTTGGAAGATGCTATTACACGCGCTTGGGGTTCTGATAACAGTAACAATTTCGCAGTGCTTGTGATTTCCAAAAATGCAATTGATGAAAATGGCAATGATTTAGATTTTCCAAAAGGAACACTCATTTGGAGAAAATATAAGCCAGAAATCGGCATTGATGGAACAATAGAACCGGGAAGTGCAGATTACATTGTTGACGGTGTACTTGATGAAGAACTTAACGAAACTTCTTATTACCTGCGAAAGCAGAGGTGATAACAGTGGGAAATAAAGTAATCAAAGTTGAGCTATCACAACAATCTATTCAAAACGCAATAAGGGAAGTTGCAAGATATAAAAAAGAGTTAATTCAGAAGTGCGAATTATTTGCTAAAAAACTTTCTGAAGATGGTGTAGAAATAGCACGAATGCAGATAGTTAATTTGGATGCTATTTTCACATCAGAATTAATTGATAGTTTGCATTCAAAAAAAGGAAATCCTGTTCAATATGGTGCGATTTTTTGCGTTGCAGTTGGAACTGACCATTGTGCTTTTGTAGAGTTTGGTACAGGCCCAAGGGGAGAACAAAAACCATATAAATATGATTTACCACAAGGTGTTACATGGAATGTAAACACAGGGAAAACCATTCATCAGATTTCAGATGGAAGGTATGGTTGGTTTTATCCCGGTGATGACGGAAATTGGTATTTTACAGAAGGTATGCCAAGCAGACCTTTTATGCATAATACATCCGTTGAATTATACGGTTTAGTTAATAAAGTAGCGAAGGAGGTTTTTAAATGACAGACAACACATGGGCATTTAACCTTGAAACAACTATATTTTCAAGAGTTAAAGCTGAAGCATTAATTCAGTTAAGACAGAAATATCCAAAAATCTTCTTTACAACTTCTGACAGAAATAAGGGTGAACCAATTTATCCTACAGTTTTTATCCATGAACTTGGTGGACAGGAAAGAAATGCAGACTTAAATTCACAATCAATAAACCTTGTTTTGGAAACATTACAGGTTGAAGTAATTACAGACACATCACAAAGTGATTGTAATTATATCGTTTCAGTTTTGGGTTCTATTTTCAAAAACATGAGATTTGAAATAAAACAGATGCCCAATTTTGATAATGGAAACACATATTACCGAAAGGTAATGCGTTGTCAGAGATTAATCGGCAAAGCAGACAGATTATAGTTAAATTAAGCACACACAAAAGGGTGTTTTTTTTATAACAAAAAATAGGAGGAATAAAGACATGGCAAAGGCTATTTATTTATCAACCGCAGGTATTCATCTTGCATATGCAGTTGAAACTGTAAGCGGACAGAAACCTACAGGCGCATTTACTGATATTCAGGGTGTAACATCAATCTCTGAAATTAGTTCACAGAAGGAAACAATCGAAGTTACTCCTTTATCTGCAAAGGTTTACAAAGAGTACGTTGGTGGACTTGCTGATCCCGGTGGAGTTTGGGAAATCGGTGCAAATGAATCAAACGTATTGCATGAAGAGTGGGCAGCACTTGTTTCTGCATATGAAACTGCAAAGGCATCTGGCTTAAGAACTTGGTTTGAAGTATTCATTCCCGGTTTTGATAATGCTTTCTTCATCGTTGGTGAACCTAATACACTTGGTTTTGGTGGTGCTGAAGTATCTTCTGCATTAACAACTACTTGCCGTATTACCATCAACGAAGTAGTTGCATGGGATGCTCCTGTAGAAATCACAGGAGTTGACGAATCAAATCAGTCATAATTTATTTGGTAACAATTAACAAGCAAGGTCATGGTGGGGAGAAATCCCCACCTTTCCTAAATTGTGGGAAAGGTTAAAGGTATATATATGAAAAAGAGTTTTGAATTAAATGGAAAGAATTACCCGGCAATTGATTTTGACTACAATACTGTAGCAGACTTGTCTGAAATGGGCATTAATGTTGAAGATTTTTCAAAGAAGCAGTTGCCATTAGTAAGAGCATACATTTCACTTTGTATGGGTGCTGATAAGACTGTTGCAGGTGAAGAAATCGGCAAACATCTTGAAGCAGGTAACGATTTGTCAGAAGTTATCACAATCATTTCTGAACGTATCGAAAATTCTGATTTTTTTCGCAGACTGTCCGAGAAGAAGGAAACGAAAACTACAAAGAATTAAAGAAAACAGAGCAAGAAAACTTAAGCATAAGGGAGCAATTCAGAAAGAACATACTTCCGTATGCGTTGATGATAGGAATGTCAGAGGAAGAATTTTGGCATTCCAACCCACGAAAGATGAAACCACACGTTGAAGCATTTAACATGGCAAAAAAGCAAAAGGCAGAAGAACAAAACAGTTATAACTATATGTTAGGAAGATATTTTGTTGATGCTTTACTTTGTACTGTTGGAAATATGCTTGGTGGTAAAGGTTCAAAGAAATTTGAATATCCTGAAGAACCATATCAGTTATTCAAAGAAGAACCAAAGGAAATTACAAAAGAAGAAGCAATGGAAGATGCCATGTCATTCTTCAATGCACTTGCCATTAGAAGTGGTAAAGAGAAAGTCAACTATTAGGTCGGTATTGTGTCAAAGCATACCGACTTTTTCTGGCTATTCAATGAATAGTCATAGTCACTAACCTAAAAAAACTATAGGTAGAAAGTTGGTGAATAAATGCCTACAATAGACAATCTTGAGATACAGATTAAAGCCGAGGCATCAAAAGCTGCACCTGCATTAGATAAACTTGGTGAAGCATTATCTAACTTGAGCAACAAATTAGGTAAAGTAGATACAGTTAAACTTGGAAATATCGCATCAGGTATTGAAGGGATAGCGAAATCTACAACTAATTTTCGTGCTACAGGTGCAAAGGAATTAAATGCTTTTGCTCGTTCTGTAGAAAAGTTGGAAAAACTAAATACAGGAAATCTTGTCAATGTAGGTACTGACCTGCGAGATTTTTCATCAAAGATAAACGGTGTTAGCATTCCACAGTTAGATGTATCTGGAATAGTTAATGTTGCTGATTCTTTATCAAGGCTTGGTGGTAAGAAAGCAGTAGAAGGTGGTAAAAACCTTATATTGGTTAAAGACGATATCATTAAGTTTGTTGAAGGATTAAACAAAATAGGTGCCGTAAATTTCAATGTTGGACAATTGGAACAGGTTGTATCTGCTATAACTAGACTTGGTTCACAAGCAAGTACAAATTCTCTTAACAATTTGCCGGGCATAACCAAAAACATTGGTGAGTTTATCACAAAACTAAACACACTACAGGCACTTAAGTTTGATACAGGTAACTTGGCTATACTTGTTCAATCTATATCAAGATTAGGTGGAAAAACGGCAACAAATGCTATTACAAACATACCTGTTTTAGCTACGGCTTTAAGAGATATGTTTAATGTGTTATCAAAGGCACCTGTGATAAGTGAGAATGTAATTAGGATGACAAATGCCATTGCTAATTTGGCTGCACAGGGGCAGAAAACGAGTAGTGCTAGTAAATCTATGATTAATGGTTTACTTGGCTATAATCAAGGTTTAAGGACTTCTACGAACCTAACAAAGAGTTTTGCTGCTGCAATCGGTAAGTTTTACGCAACATGGTTCCTTGCTATTCGTGGTATTAAGGGAATATGGAAAGAAACGCAATCTGCTATGGATTACGTTGAAACATATAACTACTTTGCAGTAACTATGGATAAAGTCGGTAAGCAATTTTCAAAAGACTTTGCAGAGTACGGATATGACAATGCAGAAGCATACGCAAATAGCTTTACAACACGTTTAGGAGAGTTAACAAAGAAAATAACAGGTTTTAATGTAGGAACTAAAGGTGAACTACAGGAAAGTGGTTTATCAAATCTTGGTGCTGATCCTGAACAGTTAATGAAGTTTCAAGCAAAAATTGGTGGTGTTACAAACTCCGTAGGATTGCTTGGTGAAACAACTTTAAATACGCAAAAAGCACTTTCAATGTTGGCATATGATATGTCATCATTAACAAACTTACCTGTTGAAGAGGTTATGACAAACTTATCTTCAGGTTTGATTGGACAATCTCGTGCGTTATATAAGTATGGTGTTGATATCACAAATGCGACATTACAAGAAGTTGCATATGCGCATGGTGTTACAAAAGCAACACAAGCAATGACACAATCTGAAAAGATGCAATTGAGATTGTTAGCAATTCTTCAGCAGACTAGAGTTTATTACGGAGATATGGCCAATACGGTTAGTTCGGTGGCAAACCAATATCGTATTTTTGGACAACAGGCAAAGAACTTGGGCAGAATCCTTGGAAACTTGGTGCTTCCTATAGTTCAAAGAGTTTTACCTGTAATAAATGGACTTGTTATAGCACTTCAGAGATTGTTTACACAGTTAGGCTTTAAATTGTATGGAGCCGATTGGTTAACAAACATCATGGATGGTATTAGTGGTGGTGCAGGTGCTGCTGATTACCTTGAAGAGGCTATGGATGGTGTTGAAGATTCATTAGATAATTCTTCAAAGGCTGCAAAGAAATTAAAGCAACAGTTACAGGGATTTGACGAATTAAATGTGATTTCAAC